CCGGTTCCCGCCACTCGACCGGGTCCCGGAGCAGGCGCGCGGGGTCGGCCAGTTCGTCTCCTTCGCGGATGGCGAGTATGAACAGGCGCTCGCGCTTGTGGGGCGCGCCGACTTCCGCCGCCGTGAAGAGACCTGCCGCAAGGCGGTAGCCCATGCCGACCAGTCCTGCGGCGACTTCGGGGAAGCCGAGGCGGAGATGATGGGCGACGTTCTCAAGAAAGACGAAGGGCGGCTCGATCTCGCCGATGATGCGGGCGACATGAGGCCAGAGGTGGCGCGGATCGGCCGCGCCCCGGCGCTTGCCCGCGACGGAGAACGGCTGGCACGGATAGCCCGCAGAGAGGATGTCCACCGCGCCGCGCCATGGTTTGCCGTCGAAGCTGGCAACGTCGTCCCAGACAGGCGCGCGATCCAGGGTCGCTTCTTCCATCCGCGCCACGATAATGGCTGCGGCGAAGGTTTCCCGTTCGACATGGCCCACAGAACGATATCCGGGCAGCGCGATGGTGAGCCCGAGGTCGATCCCGCCTGCGCCGGAGCAGAGGGAGAGGCCGAAGAGGCATGCGTCTCCGGCTCCGGAAGCATCTCCGGAGGGATGTAGAGCCAGGTCATGCATGTCACGCGGCGGATTTGCGGCTTTGCGCTGGTTTAGGAGAGGCGTCGATGTCGGATGTGTCGTGCCGACTGACCGCTCGGTCGCCCAGCCGCTCGGCCTTCACCTGCGCAAAGGTCCGTCCGTCGCCGTCGAGGATCGCCTCGCGCCCGGTGTCGGCCTGCCAGCGCTCGATGGCGACATCGACATAAGCCGGGCTGATCTCCATCGCGAAGACGCGGCGGCCATTGGCTTCACCCGCCATGATCTGCGAACCCGACCCGGAGAACGGCTCGTAGCAAAGTCCATCGCGCGCCACATGCTGGCGCATCGGGATCCCGAAGGCGTCGAGCGGTTTTGGCGTCGGGTGATCGGGCCGGTCGTCCTTGGCGAAACTCGGCAGCGCCCATGTCGAGGGCAGCGTTTCCTCGGCCACCTTCGGCGGGCGCTTGCCCTTGATCCAGCCCATGAAGCAGGGCTCGTGCTTCCAGAGGTAGTGCGACCGGGTCAGAACCCCGCGGTCCTTCACCCAGATGATCTGCTGATGGACGAACGCGCCCGCCTTCTCCCAGCAGGCTTCCAGCATCGCCTGGCGGCGCGAGGCGTGCCAGCAATACCAGGCGGCGTCTTCCGCGATCGCCTCGGCAACGGCTGCCGCGATGAACCCGTCGTAAAGCTCAGCCCCCTGTGAACTGTCGTCCCAGGTGGTGCCGTAAGATGCCGACCAGTCCTTGTTGCGGGTCGGATGGTTCGAGCCGTCGTAATCGACGAGATAGGGCGGGTCAGTGGCGAACAGGATGGCCCGCTCGCCATTCATCAGGCGGCGGACATCGGCGTGGCTCGTGCTGTCGCCGCAGAGCAGCCGGTGATCGCCAAGGACCCAAAGATCCCCGAGGCGAGATGCCGGATTGCGCGGCGGTTCCGGGATCACGACGGGCGCGACGCCCGCGCCGTTGGTTGCGTCGGCGCCCGGTTCCAGCGCGAGCAGCCGGTCGAGCTCGCCATCCGAGAAGCCGATCAGCGACAGATCGAATTCATCGGCGACGAGTTCTTGCAGTTCGCCGGAAAGAAGCGCTTCGTCCCATGCCCCGAGTTCGGTCAGCTTGTTGTCGGCGATGCGATAGGCGCGACGCTGCGGCTCGGTCAGATGATCGAGCACGATGACTGGCGCTTCGGTGAGGCCAAGCTGCGCGGCCGCCATGATTCGGCCATGGCCGGCAATGACCTCGCCATCGCTCGACACCAGCACCGGAACCGTCCAGCCGAATTCCGCCATGCTGGCGGCGATCCTGGCGACCTGGTCCGCGCCATGGGTCTTGGCGTTGCGCGCATAGGGGCGCAGGCGGTCGAGCGGCCAGGTCTCGATCGCTTCGGGTGCGAAGCTGAGGGTCATGATGTCCGATGGTGGCTGGGCGTGTCGCCGTCGATTGGCCGCTGGATGCCGGATGCCGAGCCGGACTCCGCGAAGGATCCAGGCATGGCAGCAGCTACGAGGCAAAAAAGCTTGTGTTCGTCGGGACTTCCGAGCGGCCAATAAAGGCGCTGGACTCTCGCTGGCTTCCCAAAAAATCCGGCCTGCCGCTAGCGACGTTTCGCGCCGCGCCCTCCCGCATAGGGTATCCGCCGGGAAGGAACCAAACGCGTCGGGCAGGTCGGGATGGCGAAGCTCATTGAACGCGTCTGTCCCGAGATTAGCCCGAAATCTACCCTGAACCGGCATTTCTGTCCGCGCGAAAACTGTCCGGCGGACACTTTGCTCGCCGCTACTCAGCGCTGCGCCGCACCAGCCAGTTCGATCACCTTGCGCTTCGAGTAGCTGCGGTTGAGCCGCCGTCCGTTAAGCCGGAAAGCGATGACACACAGCGCGTAGAGCCAGTGCTGGTGGGCAGCAGTGCGCTGCAACCCAACCGTCCAGCAGATCGTCTTCCAGCGCTCGCCGTAGGCACGCATCCAGATGATCTTGCCCTCGACCGGATCCAGCCCGACGGTCCAGCTCAGCGTCTCCTCCATCCTGCTGATGGCCGCAGGCGACGGAAGCACACGCATCGGCTTCGGCTCCTGTTCGACCTTGTCGGCAAAGCCGTGGATGATCTCCGGCCATGTGCTGAAGTATCCCTGCCGCCGCGGTTCGGGCAGGCGCTTGAGCACGAAGGCCGCTTCTGCGAGACGTTCCTCGACGAGGCTTGGCGTCCAGTTGGTCATCGGTGCGCCTCCTTGGATTGATTGCGATCGCCATAGAGCTTCTCGCCGAGTTGCCGGATCAGTTCACGTTCGGGCCAGGTCAGGCGTGCATCGTCGATCGACACCGCAAGGACGCGCTGCTCGCGCCAACCATCGCGCTTGACGTCTTCAGGGCTGCGGCGTTGGCCGCCATATCCTCGTGGTGACCACCTCACAGCACACCTCCCCGGGTCTCCATCGCCCAGAGCAGGATGGCGATCGCGTCGGCCTCGTTGTCGTCGGCGGGCCGGAAGCCCCGTGCAGTGACGGCGGCGAGCACCGCATGCTTGTCGGCGTTGCCCTTGCCGGTCGCGAAGCGCTTGATGGTGCCGACCGGCACGCCCTGATAGGCGACCTGTTCGCGCTCGCACCACGCAGTCAGTGTTGCCAGGAAGCCGCCGTAGAGATGGGCGGCATCCGTGCCGACATGCCGACGAACTTCCTCGAAGTAGATTGTGGCCAGACCGTCATTGTCGTGGACGAGCGCATCGAGCCAGCACTGGAAGCGCAGATAGCGCATGCCGCCGCCATCGTAGCGGCTGGGTCGGAATGAGACCGTGCCGCTCTGGATGATGCCACCGATAAAGCTTGCCCAACCTGTCGTCGTGCCAAGGTCGAGCGCCAGGATGGCGGCGCTTCGTGTCGATGAAGCCCGAGCAGCCGGAAAAGGTGCGGGGTCGGGAACGGGTGACGCAATCATGCTCATGGGGACGGATCCTTCGTTTGGTGTTTCGTTGGGAGGAGTGTCGGCGCGCCGCGCGCGCGAAGCCCCAGGGGTGGGGATGGGAGACCCCGCTCGGCGAGCGGTCTCCCCCACCCCTGAAAGGGGTGGCTTTCAGCCCCTAAACTCGCTGGCCAAGACAAGGCATTGCCAACGTTGAGGAATTTCCAGTTTCTGGAGTTTCGGCCAGCACTCGCCACCCAATCTGATTGCAGCGCAGCCGATCTGGGGCGCGCGCAATTCCGAAGGGGCAGTTTGGGCATCGCGCCCAATCTGGTCTCGACGGGCCGTAGCGTAGTTCCGGGCGGCGATGGCGGAGCAGTTTCGGAACCGCACCCCATCTGGTTCAATCTGGCCGGAGCGCAGGCCTGCGCGAGGAGCGACGCGAGCGCGATCATGACGGTTCGCCCTCCGGATAGACCCAGACATGCGGGTTCTCGACCTCGAGCAACGCACCGGTCTGGGGTGATTTGTAATGGGTCGGCAGGACCGCGATGGTCGCCTGCGAGACCTCGCCGGTTTCGGGATCGACCGCTTCGCCATCCGTCGGAATGGCCATCGCTTCGACGCACAGAAACCCGAAACGCGACCGAGACGGGCCGAAGCCATAGGGCGCGCCGTCGCGGACGAATTTCACGAAGCCCTTGGTGGCAAGCACGTTCAGGCGGTCCCGGATTGTGTCCTTTCCGCCTAGCCCGCCGCGGTTCTCGAACGCCTCCGCGAACTGGTTGATCGTGTAAAGTCGACCGGCCAGCGCTTCGTCGAGCAATATGCCGAGAATGACATCGTGCTTGCGCACACGCTCCGCATCGAGACGCTCGCCCAGCGACTTGCGCACCAGCCGCTCGCCCGAACGGTCGACTTCCACCCAGCGTCCGTCGGTCTTGTCGATGATCTTCGGCTCGATGCCCGGGCCGTTGCGCAGCTCAAAATGCAGCATCCGCTCCGAACGTTCTTCGTCGGGCCGGTGCATGATGATGCCGGAGGTGTAGAAGCTGCGCAGGCTTCCAGCGCCCGAGAGCGCCATGAACGGATCCTCGGCCAGCTGCTTTTTGGTGATCTTGCGGGTGTGGTGGCAGAGGATCAGCCCGGCGTCCGGCGCCACCGAATCCCTGAACACCTCGACACGTTCCTGCAGGAAGAACAGCATCGCCGAGTTGTCGTTCTCGCCGCCGCCATCAGGGCCGCCATCGAAGAGGTTGCGGATCGGGTCGATGCAGAGGATGTCAGGTGCGCCATGGCCGTAATGCGCCCGCGCGGCGGCCACGGCGCGCGAAACACCGCCCGCATCGAGCAGCATCCGGACCTTCGGCGTCGCGACCAGATTGTCGCGGGCGGCTGAGAGCAGCGCCGGGTCGAGCCGAATGCCCTGAAGCCGCTCGCGCAGATAGTGGTACTGGATCTCGGCTTGCAGATAGAAGATCCGCAGCGGGCGGCATGGCGCGAAACCGAGGAACGGGATGCCGGCCGCCATGTGCACCAGCAGGCTGATCAGGAAGTCGCTTTTCCCGACCTTGGGCGCGCCGCCGAGGACCAGCATTCCACCCTGCGTGAGTACGCGCGGGCCGATGATGTCGTCCGGCATCGGGCTCCTGTCGTCGAGGAGCGCACCGAGCGTGAAGGTCGGCAATGGCGACATCGGCGAAACCGCCAGCCGTTCCAGCGGCGGCCCGTGCCGTTCTTCGTGCAGCCGCCACAGGCGCTGCGCCTCCGATGCCAGCCTCTCCAGCGGCCAGTTCGGGCGCAGCATCGCGGCGTTGTACTGGCAGATCGCCTCCCAGGCCTCGTCGCGGCCCATGCGCCCCTCATGGGCCAGCCGGATGAAATGGCCGATGGCGGCGCTCGCACCCTGAAACCGGGTCCATGCGTCTTCGCTGCCTTCCCGAACCGGCGTTGTCAGAACATCGGCGATCGACGGCTTCGAGGCGGGTGGTCCCGGTTCCGATCCGACACCGACGAGAGGCGGCATGGCGTCAACCCGTTCCGCGAAATCGCGCAGGTCCACCTCGACATGCGAGTTGTGGCGACGGATGGTGACGAGCCGCTTGAAGCCGCCCTTGTGATAGATGGATCCCGCCAGACGGATCGGTTGGTGCGCCGAACGAAAATGCGTGTCGCCACCAACCTTGATCGCGATGTCGCCGCGCAACCGGCACAGCAGCGTGATGTCGTCGGCTTCGGCAGGCTCGGTCAGGCGCCACCAGACATGCAGCTTGTCGAGACCGTCCGGCGTGCGGCCTCCGCTTTCGACGATCAGGGTCGGCTCGCCCAGATGCCGGATCAGGTGATCGAGTTTAGAAGCGATGTCGCCGGCATCGAGATCGACGAGCACCGTTTGCATCTGGCGCACGTCCGCGGACTTGGCCTTGCCGCTCTCGGCCACCGTTCCCGGCACCACATAGAAGGCAGCACCTTCGCGCGCCGCCCAACCTGCGAAAGCGATCGCCTTCTTGAGCAGGTTTGCGTCGCCTTCGATCCAGGCATTGTGCGGGCGACCGTCGACTCCCTGGCCCTTGTCGATGAAACCACGCAGCGGCACCCAGCCGTCGCAATAGCTGAAGACGACGTCGAGAAAGATGGCGATCTGCTCAGCGTCCGGCTCGACGTCGAAGGGATCAACCTGCGGCGTCGCGTCGTTGAAGTCGCGCCAGGCATCGAGGGAAACGACGTTGTGATCGCTCATGCCGGCAAGCCCCAACAGCGCTGGCACCAGGGGCACATCCGACATTCATGGAAGTCGCGCGTGGTCGCGATCCGGGGCAGCAATTCGCCCGCGTCCGTCGCCTTTAGGATCCGGACGGCGCGATCACTCATCCGCTGGGCAAGACCGGCATCGAAGGCCACGAGTTCGTGGTGCAGTTCGGCCGTGTCCTTGTTGATGGCGGTGAACAGCGCCGGATTGGAGCAAATGCCAGGGACGCTGGCTTCCATGTAGGCCTGGTAGAGGGCGATCTGCGCCGCATAGACCGGCTTGGCGATGACGACGCCTTTGGAGACGGTTTCCCGCCAGTTCCTGGCGTTCATGGTCTTGCATTCCCAGAGCGCGGGAACGGCAAGGCCCAGCTGGTCGGGGGCTGCCGCGATAATCCCGTCGACATGACCGCGAACACGGCCACCGGCGATCGAGAAGCCGAACTGCGACCCGTCCGGTCGATTGCCCTTGCGGGTGTAGAGATCGAAGCCAGCACCACGGAGCCAGCGGATGGCCAGATCTTCGAGAGCGTGGCCGATCTCGAAGATCCGCAGCGTCTGGCCGTCGAAGTCGGAGCCGTCGTCCTTCGGCGCACCGGCGAACTCAAACTGCAACGCGCGCTCGCAAGGCTGCCCGAGCCGCGATCCACCCAGATAGGTCCGGGGCGGCGTCACGACGCGCGCGGCATCAAGGCTGTCGTCGATCAGAGCGTTGATGCGTCCGGCGATCAGGGAGTGGTGAATGAAGTCGAGCATCAGAATGGGATCTCCGCATCCCCGCGCGTTTCGGCAGAGCCTTGGGCGATGGCGCGCATGGCATCCTGAAATCCGCCGACGGCGACTTCGATCAGGGTTCGAACCTGAGCTTCCGAGAGATCGGCGAGCCGGGTCTGCCAGCCGATCTCCTCCATGATCTCGGCAATCGGCTTCATGCTGGCGCGGATGGCCGCCTGTTCCTGTTCGGTGAGGTCAACCATGGCCCAACGCTCCCGCGCCAAGCGTGTCCAGAAGCCTTGGCAGGCGATCGAGCAGAACCAGACAGAAGGGCGCGGCTGCTTCGATCGCACCGGGTCGAACCAGCCAAAGCCACGGGTCGGACAGCGGCAAACGGCGCAGAGCGTCCCACGCGGATGCCAGAGGCGCAGACGATCCGAGGATGTCATGTTCATTTGGGCGCTCCATCATGCAGCCCTCCCGATCAGGTCGGCGGGAGCGGCGTCCGCTGCGCCGAAGACGAGCGAGCGAATGGCGTCGCGGTTGAAGCGGAACGCCAGGAGCGCAGATGCCTGGTAGCGCGTGAGCCCGAAATCCTGCCGGTACTCGGGCGGCAGGAACGAGAGCTGCTTGTCGGTCGGCGGCTGGTTCAGCCACCGCCTTGTCTTGTGGGCGCTCTCGTCGCTCTCATGCTCGTTTAGCCAGTCATCGGCTGCAGCGAGACAGACCGTGCGTTCGCCGGCCGCCAACAGATGGGGCCGCTGCTTCTGCACCCCGCCGATGCCGTACCAGCGGCCATTGAGAAAGAAGACCCCGCCCCAGGCATTGAAGCCGCTGGCGATGAGCGCGGCATCGTCGCCGAAAAGATCGCACCACCGGAAACTCGACCGCTTCAGGAGGTCGATCTCCGACATCACGAATTCGCCCAGCGGCGTAGCCTCGCCGGTCTCATCCCGTTCCCAATGGTGGCCGCAAAGCGGACACTCGGTGGTGGCGAGCGGCACCACTGCGCCGCATTCCGGACAGTCCTTCGTCGGGGCCTCGCCAGTGGACTCGCGACCGTTCAGGTCAACGTCCTGTTCGAGCGATCCGTGAAGCAGCGTCGACGTGCCGAAATCGAAGACAATGCAGTCGGTCTTCAGAACACCGGGATGTTCATCCAGCGAGACCGTGCGCAGTCCGCGGCCGATCATCTGGATCATCGTCGACTTGTAGGAACTCGGCCTCAGGAGAACGACGCAGCTCGTGGGGGGATGATCCCAGCCTTCGGTCAGAACCGCGACGTTGACCACCACGCGAAGATCGCCTGCCGCATAGGCCGCGAGCACGGACCTGCGCTCGGCATCCGGCTTTTCGCCATGGACAAGCCCGGCAGGAATGCCCGCGCCATTGAATGCCCGGGCGACATTGCGGGCATGATCGACGGTGGAGCAGAAAACGACCGTCTGCCGGTTTCCGGCCTTTTCCCGCCATTGCCGAATGACGGCATCGGTCACCGGAGTCCGGTTCATGATCGCATCGACTTCGCTCATGTCGAAGTCATCGGCGGTGCGCCGCACCTTGGTGAGCTGCTCCTGAACACCGACGTCGATGACGAAGGTGCGCGGCGGCACGAGATGGCCGGAGGCGATCAGTTCGCCGATGCGGATCTGATCCGCGACATTCGAAAAGACGGCGCGAAGGCCGCGCTTGTCACCCCGGTTGGGCGTAGCCGTGACCCCGTAGATCCCGCAGGCGGGATTGCTCTTCAGCGCCTGGTCAATGATCCGGCGATAGCTGTCGGCCGCCGCATGATGCGCCTCGTCGATCACCAGAAGATCGAGCGTCGGCATCGCATCGAGATTGCCGGAGCGCGCCAGCGTCGGCACCATCGCGAAGGTCACCTGTCCCTTCCAGGACTTCTCGCGCGCATCGACGACGGACGTGGAGAGACCGGGCACGACGCGGCGGAACTTGTCACGGTTCTGGTCAGTGAGTTCGTCGCGATGGGCGAGCACGCAGGCCTTGGCGTCGGGATCGGCGATCATGCGCCCCGCGACAGCCGAGAGCATGATCGTCTTGCCGGCCCCGGTCGGGGCTACGGCGAGCGTGTTTCCGTGTTGCGAGAGCGCGCTGACGCTTCGCTCGACGAACAGTTTCTGGCGAGGTCGCAGCAGCATGGGTAGCGGCCCTCACTGCGCCCAGGAGGGACGGATGCCCGGCTGGGGCATCGAAGCCTGCGCGGGTTGCGGCTGCGGAGCCGTCGCCCTTGCCGCTGCGCCCGCCAGCGGCGCGTATTCCTTGTGATCCGGCGTGACGGCGGCGCGGATCTCGTTCTTCTCCTCGCCGTTGGTGTCGGTCCCGACATCGATGCGGGCCACGAACTCCAGGCCGTCGAGATCGGCGAAACCGTTGATGCGGCGCGCCGCCTGCGCCTGAGCCGAGGAATCCTTGTCGGAAATGCCGCGAGCGGAATTCAGCATGGCGCGGATCAGGCTGCGGCCCATGTTGGCCCAGTCGGGACCCTTCGGGCTGTAGAGCCCGATCAGCGTGAAGATCTTGCGCCGCGCGTAGGGCCCTTCGAGCACGGTGAACTCGCCAGACAGATAGACCGAACCGGTCGTGCCGCGCGTTGCGTATCCTCCGGTCCAGCCCTGAGCCGGATCGTCGAAGCCGCCCGGGCGGATTGTGAGGCGCACCTTGGCCAGCGTGCCCTTCGGGATGATGTTGCTGTTCTGCTTGGCGTCGTTGAAGTCGTTCCAGGACCCAGACATGGCTGGTTGCTCCTCTTCAGGCGTTTTCGGGATGGGTGATGTCAGTGGTGGGGTTCGCGGCGTCCGGCCGGCTGAACGCCAGGCGCTCGGCGGCGGGCCTCACGGGGCCGCGGATCTTCGTCATCAGCCGACCGAGATGCGGCTCTTCGACGGGCGACAGACGCCCTGATCGGTCCTTGGCGGGAAAGCCCCACGGATTGATCGTGTGGCAGACGAAGGCGCGATAGGGCGTGCCTGAATCGTCCTTGATCTCCGCCATCGTCAGCACTTCATCGACGATGCCGGGCAGTTCGAGACCGGTCTTCGAACCGTCGATCTGCGGCTGGAAGATGCGCCGGTTGAAGTCGTCCAGCTTCTCGTCGAGGATGCCGACGAACCAGACGTTCTTCGCCCGAGTGTGCTGGAGGTGCGTGAGCCACGCGATCATCTCGCGGCCATGCAGGCCGTAGGCGCCGCGAATGTCGGGCTTGCCGGTCTTCTCGGAGAAGGCGTCGGGCTGGCCCTTGCACCACTGGAAGCACAGACGGCCGGCAACCGTGATCGAGTCGATGAAGACCGTCCGGTAACGATCCATGACGCCGGGATCGCCGAAACGTTCGCTGACCGCCGCGAAATGCGCGGGGCTGTATGCTTGGTCGTCGCGCAGCGCCGGGTTCGGCCCGCCAATGAACACGGCGAAGTCGCGGCATTCGGGCCAGGTGCGCGGACGCACCGTGTCGCCGGGCCATCCCTCGATGGCGAGGTCACCCGCCTCGAGGTCCATGAACAAGGTGGTCTCGGCATCGAGCGTCCAGAGAAGCGAGGTCTTGCCGATGCCGGACTTGCCGAAGATCGTGCCCTTGATGCCGCGAGGTTCCGTGAGCCGCTGGTCGGCGGTGATGATGGGGAGCGCCATGATCAGCGCTCCGTCCTGGCGCGGGCCGCAGCCTCGACGGCACGGTGCGCGCCGAGAGCACCGGCATCGCGCGCGATCTGGCTGAGCTTGCGCAGGGCGTACATCTGATCGATGAGCGCGCTGGACGCTGCCTCCAGTCCGCGCAGCGCGAAGGCGATGTCGTCGACCGTCGCCTCGGTGATCGGCTTGGCGTCGGTCTCGCCGCGCTCCGGCGTTGCCGGGATCCGGATCGTCTCAGGCAACGAGGCGAGGCTGTAGTGAGCCTTCTTCAGCGCTTCGAGCGCAGTCAGAGGGGCTTCGGGCTTGGATTTGCCGAACGGGAACATGGGTGATCCTTTCAGTCGCGGAGAAGGCGGAAGGTCTGCTTGCCGGTCTTCAGCGTGCGGGCCGGGGTGAAGGCGCGGCGGATCGACTCCGGCCATGCGCCGTAGGCGCGCTCGGAGACGCCGAACGTGATCTCGACGTAGTCGGTGGGGTTCTCGCCCTCGGCGCGGATGGTCTCGACGAGCGCGGCGAGCTTCGCCTGATCCCACTCGACCTTCTTGGGCAGATCGGCGACGACCGTCACCGAGCCGTCGGCAAAGCGGACCGTCCCGGTGTCCTTCGCCATGGCAATCCGAGCCTGCGAAGCGCGCTCGCCGTACCGGAGCCCGATGGCCCCATCGAGCCAGTCCTTGAGGGTCTTGGCTGCCTTCAGCGCGGCGTCGGCCTCTTCATGGAGGAGCGCCAGCTGCTCGGCGGGCAAGGCCACGATGTCGCCGATCGGCATCTGCCGGAGCGCGTCGAGCGTGATGTGGTTGGGGATCATGCTCAACGCGCCCCCGCCGCCATCGTGGGGACCGGCTTGACGGCCGTGCTCGCGCGGAGCTGTTCCTTTTCGTAATCCTCGACGTCTTCGAGCCGGTAGACGACCCGCCCGCCGATCTTGATGTAGCGGGGGCCTTCCCCCGACCACCGCCAGCGCTCAAGTGTGCGGTGGCTGATGTTCCAGCGAGCGGCGAGCTCGATCTGGTTCAGATGCCTGACGGTCATTCTCGTCTCCTGTGGTTCGTGTCGAAAACCTGCGGAGAGGATGGCGGTCAGGCGGGAAGGAGCCGGGGAGGAGAAAGGGAGGAGCCAGAGGAGGAATCGCAATTCCGTGCGCTGAAATGAAAAACCGCCCGAAGGCGGTTCAGCGATGGCTCAAATTGGGCATCAGACGTCGATCCAGCATCGACCGCGCTCTTCCTTGATGAATTCGCGCCAGTCGGGGCGCCCCTTGAACGCTTTGCCGAGTGTCCGCACCTGGTCACCAGAGTCGGCGGCTTCCAATACAGCAGCTGTCAGGCATTCGCGTTCGCCCCGCTGCCACGCCTCGAAGAGGTGACGAATGATGGCGCGCTGCTTCGTGCCTGTGAACGTGTATCTCTTGCCCCTGATCGTGATCGAAGCCCCATCCGCAGCGATCGATACGGGCTGGCCGTCGTAGCGCCGATGCGCCAGGCGCGCGGCGAGAATGTGCGGATCGACCCGGAAGGCATCGCTTGGATCGATGACGGATTGAACCGCGATGATTTCGTGCCCGCTGACATAGGTCTTTGGAAGCTTCGCCTCGGCTGTCAGCGACAGCACGATGCGAAGCCCGGGAAACGGGCGCTGCCTGAACTGTTCAAGCATCAAGGCCCATGTCGTCGGTTCTGAAAGCCGACGACCGATCCAGACGGGCACACGGGCCGAGCGCTCCGGCAAACGGGCGCCTCCGACTTCCCAGAGCAAACCGGGCAGCAGCTCCAACGGCCGCGAGACCAGCGGGCAGTCGAGCCCATTGAGAAGCTTCGGCAGGAGGATCTCAAAGCGCAGGGCAAAGACCGATTGATCGTCCGGCGATGCCGTCACCCATCCCGCCTGTGGGCTGAAATAGCCGAAGGAACGGCCGTCAGGTGAGCGCGCAAGGGCGACCGGCGTATCCTCATGATCGGCCAAAGACGTCGCCGCCACCTCATCGCCCACCCGGGTCAGCACGCCGAGCGACTGAAGCTGCGCGCCGGCTACCGGGTGGTGGTTCGACAAGGCCGCGGAGGTGATGCGCGCATCACGGGTCTGGGCGACCGCGCAGATCAGGGCCAGCGCGTCGTGATCAGAACTTCGGAGAGAGCGCGTCATCGGCGAGGATTCCCCAGCGGCGGAGATACCTCTCGCCGATCAACTGCTCTTCCTCGGTCTGGTCCCTGAGGTTGCAGCCGTGCGGCATGGTGATCGTCAACGGGAGTGTCCGGCCGCGCTTCGCTTCGCCTTTGGGTTGGAACTTGATGGCCAGCTTGGCCTGCGTGGCAACCCATCCGCTATCGATCGGATTGCCTGGCCCGAGCCGCTCCTCCGCCATGCTCCAGATCGTGCGGCCCGCCTTGGCCATGCACTCAAGCGTCACGCGCTCGCCGACAGTGTCGAGCGGCATCAGCCGCAGCAGGCGGACATCGACCCGCTCGATGCCGTCTTCGAGGTCGGTCGGAAAATCGAAGGGCGACAGCAGCACATCGAGATCATAGCGGCGAACCGGCACCCTCTCGTTCTGAAAGTCGACGCCGAGGAGATCGCGGGCCAGGAACATCGCCATCTCGGCGCGGCTCTCCCGGTCGCTCGCCACCACCTCGACCACTCCCGTTGCAGGTTCATAAGTCATCGCGGCCTCGAAGACCGGGCGATACGCACGCCGCACGAGGGAACCGCCGTCATCGAATGCCAGAAGATCGTCCGGCAGGCCTTCCCGGTATACGGTGATCTGAACCAGATCGCAGTCCTCACCCTCGAAGGTCGCGCGCACACGCTCGAAAACATCGACGTGGACGTTGGCCGAGGCAAAGCGCGTCCGGAGCGACGCCTTGAATGCGTCGATGGCGACCGGATCGCGGCTGACGGTGCAGCCGGCTTCGATGATGAAGCCATCCCAACTGCGCCCACGCCGCTTCTCATCCGTGAACCGCACCTCCTCGGCGTGGCGGAACAGGATCGGTGCGTTCAAGAACATCCAGAGCGATCGGGCATGGCCGTTCGCGAGAACGTCGAGAAGGGCACGGTCCTCGACCACGCTGTAGAGCGCGGTCTGTCCAGCATCGTCAGCGAGCCCGCTGACGCGCTCGGCGTCGTTGAGGACGCGAGCCTTCGCTTCGTCGTCCATTTCATCGACAGCGCGGAGCGCGCCCCGGACAACCTCCGGCTCGGGCGCGGTCCAGTCGACCGTCGTCGTCAACGCGATGCCGGTGTGGTCGAAATAGGCCTGCAGCGACGAGGCAGGCATGTTGCGGATGAAGCTCGTCACTGATGCCATGTTCGGACCTCCTCAGCCCTTGATGTTGCGCGGGTCATTCCCGTGCGAATCGGACTGCCCGATGCGGCCGTCCTGGTTGTGGATTTTCAGTTCGGTGCGGGCATTGCTGCTGATCTCCCGCGCCCGCTCGACCGCGTCGGACTTGCGCTCGAAGTGGGCGCTGGCGCGATCCGCGCCGCCGCGACGAATGTCCCAGCCGCCACCTGCACTCGGAACAACGTGATGGGTCCCGGACCCCTTACCCTTGGCCATGTCAGCCTCCTGTGTTTCGTGGTCACGCGAAATTAAGTTCGTTATTACGAACCTCAGCGCGAGATATAGGAGTTGCGGGTATGGCGTGTCAAGGACTAGGAGTATGGCGAAAACGAACCATGCACAGCGAGGAGGACGATCAGTGCCAACACCCCTAGGGGAACGAGTCCGAGAGCAGCGGCGCAAGCGCGGCCTCACTCTCGAAGCGCTGGCCGAAAAAGTAGGATCCAGCAAAAGCTACATGTGGGAGATCGAGAACAAGGACGTCGCGCGCCCGTCTGCGGAGAAACTCGCGCAGATAGCCGCCGCACTCGAAACAACGGCCGATTACCTGTTGGAGGGTGACGGCGCCAAAGAGGAAGATGAGGCTACAGATCTTGCTTTCTATCGCAAGTACAAGAAACTGGATGCTCCCGTGAAGGAGCGGTTGCGCAAAATGCTCGATATCCTGGATGACGACTGATGGCCGAAGGGGCGGCGAAGTCACCGAGGAAGGAGGCGATCCGGCTCTCCAAACTGTTGGAGCTCAGCCTTGGATCCGACCGCTTTCCGGTCGATGTCGCCGCTCTTGCGAAAGAGGTTTCGCGCAACTGCGGGGATCCCATCGACAAGATCATCGGCGATGAGCTGCCAGGATTCGAGGGCATGCTTCGGCCGCACAAAAAGCGCCCGGCCTGGCACATCGTCTATTCGACCAGTCCTCAGTATCGCGGGCGAGAGCGTTTCACGATCGCCCACGAGTTCGGGCATTACATGCTCCATCGCCCGGAATTGTCACCGGCGGACTATCCGGACGGCGTGCTGAACAGGGCTTGCGGCTTCGAATGCCTGCCCTTGCAATCGAACGAATGGAAGCAAGCCGAGCGTGAGCGCGAGGAGGAAGCTGACACATTCGCTTCCTACCTGCTCATGCCGATCGACGATTATCGTTTGCAGGTCGGCCAAAACGAAATGTCGCGTGAGCTTCTCGCCCATATCACGCGCCGGTATGGCGTCTCTTTGCTCGCCGCCGTTCGGAAATGGATCGAGTTCACCGACATGCGCGCCGCGATGGTGGTCGCATGTGACGGCTACGCGCGGTGGGGGCGAGCAAGCGATGCTGCGCTCAAGACCGGGATCTTCATTCCGTCCGGCATGCCGATCCCCGAGGGCTCCATCGCCGGAATGGGCCCGAGCGGATTGAGCGAACAGGATCGGGCGGCCCAGCTTCCGGAAGGCATCTGGACATTTCGTCGTGGATCCGAGCCGGTACGTGAACTGACGATCTTCTCTGAGCGTCTCGGTTTGTCAGTCACGCTGCTGATGTTCGAACGTGCACCACCGAGGCACTGGCCTGTCGATGAGCATGTGCCAGACGCCTACGATCAATTTCTCCGAAGCGGACAGCCGTGAGCATCCCGCAGAACAAGGGTGATTCGGTCCGTCGACCTGTCTTGGCGCACTCACTTCCTTCGAAGAGTTCCCGAGTGGATTTCGCGCGCCTTTGAATGTTTGCGCAGAAACATGATAACCTATTGAATATGCTTGTTTTATTCTGATTCTTGCCTAGCGTTTCACTCATGCGAAACGCTTTCGATCCCCACAGCGCCGAGACTGGCCCCAACGCCCTGCGCCCCGAACTGATGAGCGATGCCGAGCGGCTCGATGAGGCCGCCGAGATCCTCGCGCGCGGCGTCGTCCGGCTTCGGCAGCGGCGGGAGGGACGACCCACACCTTTATCTCGCGAGTGTGGAGACAGTTCGGTGGACTTCACCGCCGACCGACGCCGTCATGCGGACACGCAACTCGGCGGAGACCGCCCATGAACGATCCCGTGCTGGCGCGCGTCGCCGCCATCAAGACCATGCCCACGCCCGCCCTGAAGACGATGTGGCGCGATCTGCATGGCACTGAAGCACCGCCGTACAACCGGCGCTTCCTCGAAAGCCGCCTGGCCTACCGCATCCAGGAACTGGCCTATGGCGGGCTCAAGCCCGAGGCGGTTAAACGGCTCGATGCGCTCGCGCGTGGCGTCGAGGACACCAATCCCAAGACGCGGCGGATCCGCACCGACCGGAAGCCGGTGGCTGGCACGCGCTTGCTCCGGGAGTTTCAGGGCGTCGAGCACATCGTGACGGTGACCGTCGAGGGCTACGAGTACCGGGGCCGACCCTACAAATCCCTGTCAGCCATCGCGAAGGCCATCACCGGCGTAAAGTGGAACGGCTGGGTCTTCTTCGGGCTGAAGAGCGCGGGGAGCGGCACATGAGGCGTGCGGCGACCGGCCATCATCCGACGACGAAAATCACGCCGAAGGTGCGGTGCGCGATCTACACGCGTAAATCGTCCGAGGAAGGGCTCGACATGGAGTTCAACAGCCTCGACGCCCAGCGCGAGGCTTGCGCCGCCTATGTCCTGAGCCAGAAGCCGGAAGGGTGGGTTGCGGTCGCCGACCGCTATGACGACGGCGGGATCTCGGGCGGCACGCTGGAGCGTCCGGCGCTGAAGCGGCTCATCGCCGACATCGAGTTCGGCAAGGTCGATGTGGTCGTCGTCTACAAGATTGACCGGCTGTCCCGCTCGCTGATGGATTTCGCCAAGCTGGTCGAGGTGTTCGAGCGGCGCGGCGTCACCTTCGTCAGCGTCACGCAGTCGTTCAACACGACGACGTCGATGGGGCGGCTGACGCTCAACATCCTCCTGTCCTTCGCCCAGTTCGAGCGCGAGGTGATCGGCGAGCGCATCCGCGACAAGGTAGCGGCCTCGCGCCGGAAGGGCATGTGGATGGGCGGCTACGTGCCGCTCGGCTACCGGGTCGAGAACCGCAAGCTGCTCGTCAACGAGGAAGAGGCGGCATCCGTCCGGCTGATCTTCGAGCGCTTCGTGAAGCTCGGATCGATCAAGCTGCTGATGCGCGAACTGCAAGCGGCCGGAATCCGCAGCAGGCGCGGCTACATGCTCGACAAGGGCGCGCTCTACAAGCTGCTGAACAACCGGGTCTATATCGGCGAGGCCGTCCACAAGGGCGAGGCTTATCCCGGCGAGCACGAGGCCATCATCAGCGCCGATCTCTGGCAGCGCGCTCGCGCCATCATGGGTGAAAGCCCGCGCATGCGCGCCAACAAGACCCGATTGTCGGGGCCGTCCCTGCTGCGAGGCCTGATCTTCTCGCCGAATGGCGACGCCATGTCGCCGAGCCACACCCGGAAGGGCGATCGGCTCTACCGCTACTATGTCACGCAGTCGGTCCTCAAACGCGGTCCGGGAACATGCCCGGTGGGCCGGGTTCCTGCCGCCGAGATCGAGACGGCGGTGATCGAGCAGCTTCGCGGCTTCCTGCGCGCGCCGGAACTGATCGTGCGGACATGGATGGCCGCGATCCGGCACGACGAGCGCATCACCGAGGCCGAGGTGCGCGACGCCTTCGAGCGGCTCGATTCCATGTGGGACGAGCTGTTCCCCGCCGAGCAGGCGCGC